TGCCCGGGAAGATCTGGCCGCTCTGGAAGAGGTAAGTGTTATTACCCTTAAACAGACTGATCGCCTTGGCCGTCTTCTGGTTCATGATGAAGGTGAAATTCGGACGAGCGTACTGAGGGAGAATCTCAAATCTCATTGACTTCACCACATCAGCCGTCAGCAGGCTTGCATCGGCCGACTTCACCCATGGAATGCGACCGGCCTGTGCGGCCCCGGCATTGTCAGAAGTGATGCTATTCCACAGGCCACGAGGCTGACCAACACCCGTACCATAGGCCAGATGTCGTTCGTAGTGCAGATCCAGCCAGTTGGACAGTTCTTCGTTCAGGTAGGTTTCCAGATTGAAGCCACTGTCTTCCAGCAGAGTGTTTGACATCGAAAGCCGTCCCATGTACTCATGTACAGGTATGCTTACTTCGCCAAACGTCGGTTCAGCCGATGCTGATGGGCTACCGGCTTCACCCGTCCACTGACCGTTAATCGGACTGGTGTTGATGTCGTCACGATAGGTCGTCCGAAGCATCACCACACGATTGGAAGCAGTCGTCAACGAGCGGACACGGCCACGAAGAGTGGTTGGGGCTGGCTTACGCTGTATCACTTCGTTAAGAAGTTGAGGTGGCACAAAGTAGCTAGCACCTTCGTCAATGCCTTCCATCAGAGTCTTGTAAACGCTGGGGTAGCTGTTGCGCACCTTACTGTCACCATAGTGCAGGTAGTACTTGAACGCACGGGCATAGTTCGGGTCGCTGATCGCCTTGTACTGACGGTCAGACAGATTGCCAGGATCGCCCTCGTCATAGGCTTCACCGTTGGCACTGATGTGCACTGCGCCAGCCTTACGGACAGAGGCTGAGAATGGCGTACCAATGGTCTTGTTTTCCAAGTCCTTGTACGATTCTATGTCAATACTGTCCAGTTCTTCGGCCTTTTCAATTTTGGCCTTGTAATCGGGCAGCACAGACTTGAGCAGTTGCTCGTATCGGGCAGTCTGGTCTTCTGTACGGTTGTCAGCCAGTCTCAGCGATTCCGCCTCGGCCAGTGCTGACTTAAACTCTGCTCGCAATTTAGCAGATACAGCCATGTTCAACTCCTAGATGCCAAAAATTCACGGAACGCTGACAACAATTCGTCCTGCGCGTCAGGTACAGGTTGGGCCGCAGGCTCTTCACCATTGGCATCCTCTTCGTCATCTGCTTTCACGCCTGCCTCCACCAGCAAGCCCTCCAGCAATTCGTATGCGACTTTCATCTGGGCACACACCTGTTCAAGGACACCGAGCGATGCCTTTGACAAACGCTTTCCAGCCTTGTAAGAGACAATCTCGCTCTGTTCGTTGGCGGCCAGTGCCACGGGTGAAATTTCAAGCAGCTTGGCTCGTTTAATCAGCCTTGCCCCGTTTTCAGCACGCATCAATTCTTCTTCGCTAGGCGTCCAGCCCACCTGTTTCCAGTAAGCTTCCACTTCCTTGCGTGTGCGAAGTTGTTTTGCCTGAAGAGGAATAATGCCAACGGAAAGCTCTTTGATGAGCCCGTCTGCGATTTTCTTGCGTGTGTACTGGGCTGAATCACTGCCGTCAAACTCGGCTTCCAGCCATAAACCTTTGGCTGTTTCGGTCAGTTCAACCGGCTTGCCAATCGGATCGTCGTGGTTATGACCTATACCGCCGATGAAGCCCTTGCGAAGGAATCGCTCAATGTCGCCCTGATAAGCACCTGGGGCAATAATGTCGTTGTGGTAGTCAAGAAAATGAAATGTGCTGGCGTAACCGCTCAACCCACCGTTCGTAGAGCTTAAAAGCGATTCTACGGGTGCAATTTTGTAAATCTGGTTGAGGTCGCTGTCTGACAATTTGCACTCCCAGTAAATGCCAACAAGGTGCCAGCGTTAATGCTAACAACCATCATCTGACATTACGGGGGTTTTTTCGCTGCTAACTATTCGTCACTTTTACTGCAAGCAAGTTCAGCAACTGCAAACGCTTTAATGCACTTGTCGTATGTGGTTTCCTGTAGTGCTACTTTGAGCTCATGACGGAGCGTATCGAGCACTGCAAGGTCAGCAGGATCAGATATTGGCAACTGCATAGCGGCAATCCAGACACGAGACAGTCTATCAACCTTTTCCATCTGTAACTGAAAAGCAATGTGCGAATCCCGTTCGTAGCCAACAGGTTCAGATCGCTCATATGAATCAACCGCTTTTTCGCTGGACAAATCGTCTGACGACATGAATCGTTGTTCCGATTGCTAGGTGTATCAGGCTGAGCACAAAGTAAAGCAGTATGCCGCCACTGCAAAATATCAAGGTTGTTTTAAGCATCAGTTAGCTTTGGGCGGCATGTTCGGTAGGTTAACGATTATAGGAGTCAAAACCTCTCCCTCCAACCAAGTAGAGTTGCCAGCATGCTGTTGCTCAAGTAAAAAACCCCTCATCGTTATCTCAACGGGAGGGGCTAACGGCGCAGAGAGAATTTCGTCCACCAACCGGCACTTAGATCACCTGACCTTTCCGGGAAAATGGCTAATTATTTCGCCCTGCCACGAAAATGATCAATCAATCCGCCTGCGGCTTCAATTAGCTTATTACACAAGTCCGAAGGAGCTTTTTAAGACGAGCAAAAGCTCTACCTGCCCTTCTTTTTTGGCCGCTGTGATCTTGGCATCTGCTTCAGCTTTGATTGATGCAATTGTGGCATCTGCTTCAGCTTTGACAGAGTCGATAGCAGTCTGTTTTTCGGCCGCAAATTTGCTTGTTACTTCTGCAACAATCGTGTCAACTGCTGCCTGGATTTCTGGGTCCATCGTAGCACCTCACCTTTCTGTTAATGGATGTCAATCGTGTCCTGTGTGTCAGCCGTGGTTGTCGTAAATGTAGATTTCTGGCCCGCTTTGGATTGCTGTTTGTCTCTCAGCGTCTTGATGACGGCAGCTATCGCATACAGCACAGCGGCAACACTGTAAAGCAGTTCTGCCCATGACAGATCGACTGCTGGCATTTTTGCCTCCACCCATGCTGTTGCCATCGCGATCGGACCGATTACCCACCCCAGATTCGGATTTAGCCAGTCGTCTATCTGTGATTGGTGCATTGAACAGTTCCGTCATGGACGATCGGTTTGGTCGCGGCAACAAGCTTCGTGCTCTATAATGTCGCCTCATAAAAGCATTTTATGGCAACGGTTGCCCTTCCATTAGCGATTTTTTCGCAAGGGTTTTTGTTCTCAAAAATGCGGCTAATGTCGTAAATACTGCAATCACAGCAGCAGCCTGTGGGCCTGTGTACCATCTTGACGCACTTTCAGCCAGCAGCGACAAGGCAAAAACAATCAAGCCTAAAATCGATGGCTGACCAAACCCTTGCAAAAGAACTGTTGCCATCTCCTGCCAGTTAATGTAACCCTGTATGGACGGCAGTTCTTTTAGTTTGTCGTTGCTCATGCCAATCTCCTGATTTTGCGTGAAAAGGCTGCAATGACCAATGCTATCCCCATGGCAATCAATCCGCTCGGCTCGGGCACAAACAGCGGCTCCGCAGTCCCTGTCATACTGACAAGCAATCCGTTTGAACTGCCCGAAGAAAGCACATTAAATGACAGTTGATTGATGCCTGGCAAAAACGGGCCGTTCAAGCCAAACGGGCTTGGCTTGGTCGAAGAACTGGTTGTAATCCCTGTTGATGTGCCATTTAAATAGATCGTTGCAGGCCCTGATGCAGCCCACCAGCCTGACACTTCAGCGGTCGATGCGTCAAACCGATCAAGATTGAAAGCCGTTTGATATTCGACATAAGGCATTGGTGTAAATGGGCTGGAGTCGGCTGCAACCCATTGAGCGTTGTTTGTTGGAACCATCCAGCCAGTGCCGGTAGTATCAGCAACGTAAGCATGTGGCTGTGCCTGGCCGATAGGCTGAGGAGGGCCAACCAAATAGTGGAAGTCAAGATCACCAACCGTCAGTGGGTTGTAGAAATCATTGATGCCGGTTGAATAGACCGATGGAACAACACCCATTTTTATACTCCTGTCATGTTAATGGGCCATTACCGCTGCCACCGCCACCGCTTGTGCCATTACCGCTGATCGTGCCGTTTCCGCTTGGCGGTGCCGGTGGTGCCCAGAGCTTAGGCAAGCTGCTGATAAATTGTTCGACGGTTGGCATCGGCATTGTTCCGGCTTGCACGCCTGCCTGAAGGCTCCTGAAGATGCTCCAGATAGCGTCGTAGTAGGCTGTAGCTTCTCTTCCGTCTTTTGCCCATTCAGGATCGGCAGAACTGGCAACGGCACGGGCTGAAACGTGGCTTTCATAGCTCTTGTTTGCCACTTGGCTATTGATGTAAGGCGTAATTGCCTGCCCGATAGCTGTCAAGCGTGCTGTGGCAAATGCGATTTGCTCTGCCTGTGTTAGATTCACCACCTGCCAAGATTGATTGACTTTTCCCTGCTGGGCGTCAAACGTCAGTGTTTCAACCGCTTTTTGCGTCTGTTCGTTAATCGTCGGTTTTGCGGCCGGGTTGAACGGATACCAGTTATATTTCGCCAGTTCTGAAGGTGGCAGAGAGTAGAAATTGCTGATATTTCGGTAATCCCGAGGCAAACTTGCCGGGGCACCGATTGAACCGTTGACGACGAGGCAGTATTGCGGCATGTGTTAGCTCATCCACGGGGTAAAATTGCTTGTGTAGAGGGCTTGACCGTTGTAGATCAGCAGGTTTTGGATCTGACCGACATATTTAGGATTTGATGCGTTGTTATCCCACCCAAGCAAAAATGTTGACGGGCTAAAATTAACCGAATTTGATACTGAATTTGTTTGTGACCCATTCAGAAATAGTCTTAGCGTGCCGCTTGCACGAGTCACGGCAAAATGAGTCCAGTTTGTTGTTGAAATGGCTGTGGAAGTTG